CTCGCCATGCTGACCCCCGCAGCGCGGGCATTCCAGCGTTGCGGCCTGCTTGGCCTGCGACGGTGTCGCGCGCTCGGGCCAGCGCAGCTGCTTGAACCGCGGGATGAAGAAGTCCAAGCAATGCTTGCAGGGCCAGGCCCAATGGTGCCGCGTGCCCTCTTGCCACAGTTTCCAGATCGGGCTCTCAACATCATCCGGTGCCGAGCGTGCCCAGAACTCCAGACCGCTGCCCTCATCCGGTTCGATTTCCACGAGGCCTCGCGCCGGTGTGCTGGTGATGGCCGTGACAAAATCCGCATAGGTCTCCCCCCGCGCCTCCACCAGGCCCAGAACATCGCCCTGGCCTTTCACATTGGCCATCATCTCGTCGTATTCGTCGATCAGCGCGAGCGCGGCAGGATCGGATTTCAGCGCCGTCGAGGACCCCGCATGCGCGAGACGCAGCCGCACGCCAGCCACATGCTTCAGCGTCTTCTTCATCCGCCGGCCGCGCACCACCTTATTCGCAAGCGTGTCGGCCTCATCCAGCAGCGCCATCAGCCGCGGCTCAAACTGATCGGTCAGAAACTCCTTCGTCGGGCCGACGTACAAGATTGGCGCGGGACGTTGATCCAACCGCGCACCGATGATGTCGAGCATGCTGTCGGTCTTGCCCGATTGCGCCGAGGTCACCGCCACAACCCGGCGATGGCCGCCGCGATGCACAGCCGCCGACCACGGGATCATGTACGGCGTCAGCTTTGGGTCACGCGGACCGGGAATACCGGCGGTTTCGGGATAGATGCGGTGGGCCGCGGCCCAGGCCGCCGGATCACGCTTCTCGCTCGGCCTCCAGATCGCCGCTGCCAGCGACCAAAGCTGTACTCGCTTTTTCTGCGGCCCCTGCAATCCGTTCCAGCGCGCCATCGATTACCTCTTCGAGCGCGCGCCGCGCCTCCATGTCGCGCGTATACCGCGCAGCAAGCCCCGCAAGCTCCGCCCGCACCAGCGCCGCCATCTCGCCCACCACGGCCTTGGCATCCTCCATCGGGATTAACTCCCGGCTGCGTTCCTGAATCCTGAGTTCAATCTCACGCGTGCGCGCTTCCGTGGCCCGGCTTGCCACCGCAGCCTTGTTGTTCTTTGTGAGCTGGTCTTCGTAATAGGCCAGCGCCCCGCGGATGACACCCACCAGCGTGTATTCCCCGCGCGTCGCCCGATCCATGTAGCCGGATGTGACGAGCCCCTGGACCCAGCGGTCAGAGCGGCCCAACAGGGCTGCGGCCTGCGCCACAGTGATGGTCTGGCCGCGGGGTCTGCCGTCCGTCATCGGTCACAGCCTCCAGCGGTCGAAAAGACGGCGCAGGACGTACCCACGGATCAGCGATACGGCTGTGAATACGAGGCCTAACCCAAGGTTCTCGACCACGCCGACTTGCAGGCCGTAGATCGGAAACACCGCAAACTGCGTAGCAACCGCCAGCACATACCCCACCACTGTGTTGGTCACAGCCTCGATCAGGGACCCGCGTCTTGATTGCGCCATCCGCCCCTCATAAAGCCATGTAATTGCTACGATTATACTGGATATGGCGTCCGAGTAGAGCGAACCTGATTGCACCGACCGACGCACCCGAGGAGCCCGCACATGATCATCGCAGAACGCTACAACGCCGAGGCCAAGCGTCTCCTGCCCCACATAGCAGCTGACCTCGCGGTCGACCCGAGCATCACCACCACAAACGAGATCGACGACATCGTGTTTCGCCGCAGCGAATACCTCGGCGGGATGGCCTGCGCGATCCTCGCCCTGATCGAACAGCAACCCTGAAAGGCCACACCATGACCGCCACCACTACGATCCGCATCGACCACGCTGCCTTGCCCGATCAGTTCGACCACTCCCGCCCTAACGCCGTGGCCGCTGCCATTGAGACCGCATTGCGCGAGGACGGGATCACCGCCGCAGCCTCGGACGTGATCTCGCATCTGAAGATCGAACTGCCCACCAGCCAGCTGGCAGCAGCCTGTGCCACGCTGGCTGACCTGCAGCTGATCTGAGGGAGAGCATTTTGAGCACACGTGCACAGATCGCTATCCAGACCGGGCCCGAAGAATGGGCCCATGTCTACGTTCATTTCGACGGTTATCCCGCCCACATGCTGCCCGCGCTGGCGCGCTGGACGCCCAAGGACATCCTCGCCGCAAAGGAAATCCGGCAGGTCAGCGCCGATGCGCTGGACTGTTTCGACCCGCCCCGCGCCCCGCGCGTCCTGCCACGGCGGACTTGCGAGCTTTGCCATCTCTATGTCTGGCAGGATGGCGCATGGGTGGACGCGACCAACCGCTCCGAATGATCAGAAAGCAATATTATGGCTCTGATTTTGCTACGTTAATTAGCTCCAACGAGCGAATATGGTGGCAGGAAAACCATGCAACTCACCACGGAGACACCACCATGACACGCCTGAACCCGATCACCACACCCCGCCACCAGCTGCGCGCCGCAAAAGCACAACGCAACCGCGAAGCCGCCTTGAACGCCTTCCTCGGCAAGAAAGCCGAGATCGACCAGATGCTCGCCCGCCTGCAAACACTCAGCGCAGACCACTTCAACAGCCATCCCGACGAGATCAACTGGGGCGACGTCGGCACCCTCGAGCATTACGCCAGTCTGCTGAAGCGCATCACCGACAGCGCCTTCTGCGAAGGCGAGCACGCCGAGTGAACAAAAGCCTCCCGAACGCAGCCCGCCAACTGGCGGGCTTGGCGTCGTAGAAGGGCGCGCATCCTGCGTTGCCCCGATGACGGAAACGACGCGCATGTTCCTGATCTTTGATGCCAACGGATCCCGGACCCAGATCTGGGCTTGCTGCGAAGACTATGGCCACGGGCCAGTCTGGGAATTCCACGTCCACGGCACCACCCGCTCCGGCGATCCTCGCATCTGCCCTTCGCTCGCGATGGCCTGCGAAATCGCTGGAGCTGACCCCCGGCCGATCCTGAACACCGCACCGTTTCTGTCGCAGGAGAAAGGTAAACCTCCGATGACCCAACTTTCCGACACCCAAGCCCTGATCCTCAGCGCCGCAGCACAACGGCCTGATCACATCGCCCTGCCGCTGCCCGACAGCCTGCGCGGTGGGGCCGCCGCCAAGGTGGTCAGCACTATGATCGCCAAAGGGCTGATTGAAGAGGCCGACGCCGACACGCGCAAGGGCGAGCCCATTTGGCGCGAGACTGGCGATGGCCACGGCGTCACGCTGATCGCCACGAATGCAGGGCTTGCCGCCATTGGCATTGAGACAGAAAGCACGGCGGCCGAACCAATCGACAAGGCAGCGCCCAAGACGCGCACGCCGCGCGCGGGAACCAAACAAGCCACTCTGATCGCCATGCTGCGCGCGCCGGATGGCGCGACCATCGGCGAGGTCAGTGCGGCCCTCCAGTGGGCACCACACACTATCAGGGGTGCAATGGCTGGGGCACTCAAGAAAAAGCTCGGGCTGGTCATCACCTCCGGGAATATCGAGGGAAGAGGTCGCGTCTACACCATCCGAGATTGATCGCGAAGCATCTCGACGTGCATCTAAATTAACGCTATATTCGCACCGAATTAGATGCGCGTCGGGAACCCAGCTATGAACATCACCAAAGACATCAGCCCGCTGACCGAGTTCAAGCGGGATTCGGCGCGCATGATCGCGCGTATCAAGGAAAGCGGACGGCCGCAGATCCTGACCGTCAATGGCAAGCCCTCGGTCGTCGTGATGGACGCCAGCGCTTGGCAGGACATGCAGGACCAGCTTGACTATGCCGAGACCGTCGCAGGCATCCGCAAGGGTCTGACGCAGGCACTGGCTGGTGAAGGTACAGAGGCCGGCCGTTTCTTTGATGAACTGACACAGACGAAATGACCGCACCTCTGCCGGTAATCATCACGCCGAATGCGGCGGATGATCTGACAGCATCATGGGTCTGGCTGCGCGACCGCAACCCGAGGGCTGCGGCCGAATGGCGTGCGGGCATCCGGAATTTGATCCTCGCGCTTGGGGCCATGCCGGAAGCACATCCGAGGGCCCCTGAATCACAGGATTTCGACTTGGCTGTCCGTCGTGCGCTTTATGGGCGGGCGACCCGTTGGCGGATTTACTATTCCGTAATCGACGGGGTTGTGCAGGTGCTCCATGTCCGGCATGGCCGTCGGAGCGATTGGCAACCTTGATCAATCGAGCGCCCGTTGCAGACAGGAGTTTCAGCCAACCTCCTCATCCATCGGCCAGCAGTTCAGCCGCCAAAGTTCGCAGCGCATGCGCTGCAACCAAGGGGACCACGCCGTTGCCACAGAGGCGAAGCCGGTCCACCCGGTGGGCCAGCCCATCAGCGCCTCGACAAACAGCGGGTTCAAGGTCCGGCGCACATCGGAGGTACTGCTCCCAGCCGTCGGCGTCACCAGGACCTGGCGGCCAAGCAGGCCATTCACCGGCGTGTTTGCCAATGTCGTCGCCCCATCCTTGTGATCCCGCGCCGTCGGCGTCATCCACATGCGGCTGGCATGGGTCAGATCGGCCGTCTTGCGGTTCCCCGCACTCGGTTTGCATCCATCGTTGGCCATCGGCGTCGGCCAATCCCGCGCCATGCCGTCCAGACCCTTTTCGTGTTTCCGGTTGCCGCCCCGGCTCCGGAAGCTGTCGGTTTGCGGCGTCGGCCACATCGCGGCGCTCGTTGCCAGGTTCATCCCATGCTTGCCCGCCTCCTGCGAGGGCGTCGGTTTCGTCTGCCGGTTCTCGTTGGCGCTCGCCCGTGGCGTCGGCCACATCCGCAGCAGTTCCGTCCGGTTGCCGCCACTCGACCGGGTTCCAGAGCAGGCGCGCGGGGTCGGCCAGCGCGTCGCCTTCGCGGATGGCGAGGATGAACAGCCGCTCGCGCTTGTGGGGCGCACCGACTTCCGCCGCCGTAAAGAGGCCTGCCGCAAGCTTGTAGCCCATGCTGACCAGTCCGCTGGCGACTTCGGGGAAGCCGAGGCGGAGATGATGGGCAACATTCTCGAGGAAAACGAAGGGCGGCTCGCATTCACCGATGATGCGCGCGACATGCGGCCAGAGGTGGCGCGGGTCCTCGGTGCCGAGCCGTTTGCCTGCGACGGAAAAAGGCTGGCACGGGTAGCCAGCGCTGACGATGTCCACCGCGCCGCGCCATGGACGGCCGTCGAAGGTTCCAACATCGTCCCAGACAACAGCTTGATCCAAGGCCGCGTCTTCCATCCGCGCCACGAGAGTGGCTGCGGCGTAGGTCTCCCGTTCGACATAGCCCAAAGTTCGATATCCAGGGATGGCGATGGTGAGCCCGAGGTCGAGCCCGCCTGCACCGGAGCACAGCGAGAGGCCGAA